TGTTTGTATATCTCTTGACTTGACCTTTCGGAATGCCTTTCCTGTTCGTGAAAGATAACGATCAAGTTCCTTTATTTCCTTTGGAGTAAACAACACATTACCAGAAACATCGTGATAGTTCGCGTTGTCAAACCATACGTTCTTGGTCTTTCGCAAACCACTAATGTTCACACCAATGGATGCAGACATCTCAGGAAGCGTATCTCCTGTATATGTTGTGTGCCACACAACTCCCAGCTTTGCTGCCTTGATTTGCTTGGCAAAATCAGACTGAGACTCTACTGCATAGACAATTGTATTGGGCTGAAATGTAATATAATTGACTCCATCAATTGTTTGGTCAGAAAGATCACTCTTGGTGAACATCATGTCACCCTGAATAACTCCATTGATTCCCAGCTTGGGCAATTCCTTGAGTGCAATCTTTAGCTTGTCTGCAAGACCACCAGAATACCCATACTTCTTTAAATCAGAATTAGACTTAATCAACTTGGCCTCCTTGGCAAATACACCTTTGGTGCCAACAAAAAACTTTCCATCTTCGGGGTCGGTTCCTGCAAAGATTGCAGGTGCGCCATCCCACTTGACGTGAAGATCAACTTTCTTTGTAGACTTGCCGGAAAGCATGTCTCGGATAGAACGAAGGAAGTTGATACCAGAGCGCATACCATCAATACCATAAAAGAATACAAGATCCTCAAGGTGTTCAAGATGCAAGTTCTTGGTTGCGTCTTCTGCCACTTCTGTCAAAAATTGATTAAATGATTGCATGATTAATATTTATGACCACCTTTATCTATTGTGGTATCTTGCATCCATGCAGCACGGTATCTCCTTGGAAAAATTCCAATACGAATGCCTTTTGCTGTTTGACCATCAGTTCCAATTACATTTCTTCCAGAGCCGTTGCGCGCACCATATACATGCTCATAACCCCCCTTAGATTTCCACGCATCCCCATTGTTTACAATTTCATCAGTAAAGGTCATTTTATATACACCAGCCCTGCCTGTTTTTACAAGACCAATATTTCCCTGAGCGATCACATGACAATTCTCTTCACCAAATTTAGATTTGCCAAAATCAGGACCGTATGTGATTAAATTCTTTATCTTCTTTCCCGGCCCAGTATTTGATATTTTTCTAAATACATCCTTTTTCAACCCACCACTTCCGCTTTTTTTAAACCCACTCTTTTGTAATTTTACAATATCATCTCTCCACTTCTTTGTCATCTTGTGTTCAAATATTACATCACCAGCAGATTTTGACAAACCACCATACTGTTGAAATGCCTTCGCGCCACCAGCTTTTTTATAAGATAGAAAGGCTATATTTGTTAATTTTTTACCATCCCAAGAAACCAAAGAAATATCAGACTTTGGAGTTCCTGCGTTTGCATTCATTCCAACAATATTTTTAAAAGTATATCTACCCAACTTAATTGTAATCGGACCATGTTCGTTATATATTGGGTTTAACATTTTATGAAAATCGTTCATCAAATAAATTTCATTAACATCATCTGGAGGAATTAATTTGTACGATTTATCCTTTTTGGCTAATTGTTTTAATGGTCCGAAATCAGTTCTTCCTTTTTTTGTAGAAGATGAACCCGTACCGCCTACAGGCTTTGGTTTAATATTAATTGAATATTTTTCAATTTTTATACCAGATACGCTTTGCGAAGCGGGTTTGTGTAAACGAGCAGCACGCCCTAAGAATTTTTTCAGAGCCTTTGCCTCTTTTTCCCTACCAACGGTAGACGAATCATCAACTCTAATTATAATCTTGCTTCCTTTAACTTCTACAAATTTAGCATCATATTTATTTTTTAATAACATTATGATAGGATCTGTTTTTGCCATGCCCATCTCCTCTTAAAACAATACAATATTATTTATAAGAGGCAATGGTTTCCTTGACCATCTTGTGAATAGACCACATCCTTTATTCCAAACGTCGCAATGGCACGCTGACAACCATCACAAGGTTTCGAGTTTCCCCAAATGATTTTCTTGCCTGGCCCATTGCTGTCATATTTAACACGACAAACAAAAAGAGTTGACTTTTCCATCTCATCTTCAGATATTCTTCTCAATGCATTTTTAATTGCATCCGTCTCTGCATGAAGAAAAATGGCATCATCATGCTCAGAAAATCTTGAATGAAATGGATGTGACTTATTCTGATTTACACCATATGCCACAATCTGATTTTTATAAACAACTGCCGCAGCATGACGTGCGCCAGTCCTGTTCATATCTTTATCTAAATCTTCTGCAATCTTTGAAAGCGTCTCTAGTATTTTCTTTTTTTCCATAATATAAAATCCATAAAGTAAGAACCCCAGAGGTCTAAAAAAGACCCCTGGGGTTCTCGGTGTGTTGCTCAGCGGCGCAACGAACTACCTAACCATTCTTGGCTTTACCAACATTGGCTCCAAGCATGTTTATAATATTCAAAATAAAGTCTACTGCCTTATTATCACTTTCGTTCGGTGTCAAGGTTGCGACCAAGCTGGCCACGCCGACAATCTGAACGATAAGCTCAATAATTTGAGTACCATTAGTTGTTAACCATTCCATTATTAAAACCTCCTTAAATAGCGTGTTTGATCAAAAACACTATACTCTCTATTTAGTTCACAATAAAGTCCGAAAAATCTCTATTGTTGCCCTGGGGGGAAGAAGTAACAGCATCATCCTGCATAAGATCTTCTTGTGCTTCATCTTCACAATCAAACAAACGCATCTTTGCGCGATCAATACCCAAAACAAATCTTCTATTTTTTGTTATATCAGAATAACGATTCTTCAATTGCTTAATCATGATTTGATTCAACTCATCCAATTCATCAGTACGAATCAACGCAAGAAATAAATCTGCTGTTGCCGGAAGACCAAAACTTTCGGCTACATTCTCCATTGAAACATCTGTACTGGAAGCACCACTACGATTGATTTGTGTTGCAGTAACAATGGGAACAACCAACTCTACTGCCAATCCACGAAGTTCTTCTGCAATGCTTTTAATTTTCTCATAGCTGTTTACGTTGGCACCCCTATAATTCATTGACTGACACAGATTAATATAATCAATGAATATAATATTCGGAACAAACTTTCTTTTCATTGCAAGGTCTTTTACCAAATGACGAAAGTGCCCTGCTCCAGCCTGAACTGTAGGATATTCTTTGATTATCAATTTTCCTATGGACTTATCACAAATATCTTTGATTTTCTTATCATACATTTGTTTCGGAAGACACTTCAAGTCTACCATTGAAACGTTCATCAAATTGGCATCAATCCTTTCGGAAATCTTTTCCTCTGACATTTCCAATGTAATATAAAGAACATTATGCCCGGATGTCATACAACTTGCTGCCATGTGACACATTGCCAAAGTTTTACCGGCACCCGGAGATGCCATCAAAACATTCAGCGTCTTATTAATCAGACCACCCTCTGTAATATCATTCAACAAAGTCAAATCAAAAGGAATGTGTTCTTCTTTCCTGTTATAATATTCAAATCGTTCGTCTGCATCCTCAATATAATCATGACCAACATGTGAATCAAATGAAACCGAGAGTGCCTCCGTCAATAAAGTCGGAATATTTCCCTTGTCTTTCTTTGTCTTTCCATCAAGAATTTCAATCGACTCCATGATCGAATTATAGATTGCCTTGTCCTGACAAAACTTCTCAGTGTTATCAATCAACCACTTTTTGTCATATTCAGAATCATTGACGTTTATCTCGTCAATCATCTCGACAACAGAATCATAATCCTTTCCGAGATTGTTTTTTTCATCTAACTCAATAATCAACGCATCCCTTGTGGGGTTGCTATTGTACTTGTTGATGTATTCGATTATAGAATTAAAAATAATTTGGTCTACGCGATCATGAAAATATTCACTCCGCAGAAACGGGATCGTTGATTTTATAAAAGACTCGTCTTTCAAAAGACTCGTCAGTATCACCTTCTCCATCCGTATTGTCATTATCTACCCTCACTTCTTTTGCCACATCCTTTTGAACCATATGAATAAGGATGTTTACCAATAATTTATCAAAACTTTCTTTCATCTCATCGGGATATTCAACATCCCGAATCTCTTCTGGGATATCAATAACCTCAAAATGATATTCAACTGTGGGCGGATCTTCCTCAGACACAGGCTTTACAAATCTAAAATCACCATACTTATAAACCAAACCAGCAAATGGCCCAAGTATAATTTCAACGGCACCTTCCTTTGGGTCGTCTGGATCAGGAATCAATTTATAATAATCTTCTATACTATAATCTTTTTCACCATCCCAAATATCTTCTTCTTCACTCATTGTTCTCCCCTCTTTATATTACCATATAAAAATTCTTCATGACATGCCTCATCAATCCCATCTAAAATCTCTTTCGTAAAGTATTTATCAGGATTTTCTAGTATATTCTTGGCATAAAATTTCGATCCATCCGGCAATTCAATACGAGTTGATACTTTCTTAAAAATATTATGTTGTACTGCAAGTTCAATCAAACCATAATAACGATCCAGACCAGTATCATAACGCAACACAACATCAACTATTTTATTTTCTTTGGTCAGCCGAGATTTATAATTACGACAATGAATAACGTTACCAACAATATCATCTCCATCCTTTTCTTTTTTCTTAGAAAGAAAAACAATTGAATCTGCCGAATACTTTAAACCACTTCCGCCAGCAAGTTCCTTTGTCGGAAACATACTACCAATGCTGTCATAGGTATGATTCGTAATAATCATAGGAATACCAAGCTTTCCTAATTGAATAGTCAATACACGAAATGCTCCTTTGATCATCTGGGCCCGAGTCATATCTCGTTTTTCTTTACCTGCCACAACATCTTCTATTTCCTTATTCGTGGACAACTGCCCAAGACTATCCAAACAAAAAAGAACAGGCTTTCGACTACTCTCTGGAGAGTCTTCAATGTTCCTTAATATTTGCATTGCCTGTGTCCGAAATTCTTCTACAGTTGTAACTGGAAGCAAACTGAGTCGTTCATTATCAATTCCACGATCCTTAAACATTGCCCGACTGAGTGCAGATTCGCTCTCAAAGAAAACAACCCTTCCATCAGTATGGTCTTTTAAAAATTGTCGAATAATTCCCAAAAGAAAATATGTCTTTCCTGTTGCAGACTCTCCTGCCAATGCCGTAATTTTATTGCCGGGAAGACCTTTGTAGATAGAACCCGAAAGAAGGGCATTCAAGATATATGATCCCGTATCAGTATAGCCAGTAACATCGGCATACTGGTCAACAAAGGGATTAATTTTATTTAAATCTCCCAAAAAATCAAAATCACTCATCAATACAACTCCTTAATTGAATCACAAATTCCATATTTCTTTGCCTCTCTTGCACTAAGCCAAACATCATGCGGAGGCAACAAAAGTTCACGAACCTTCTTTTCAGTCATTCCTGTGCATTTCATGTAATGGGCAATGATCATCTTTGAAGTTAAATCAAATGCCTTATTTGCTGTAACTAATTCATGTTCCTTTCCCCACTTTCCCCAAGAATATTGATGCGAAAGAATGGCAGTATTTGGTGTAAGAATTCTATGTCCACGCTCTCCTGCCATAAAAATCATGAGAGCAGCACTCGAAATTTCACCCAACCCAATCGTATGAATCGGAATGCCAGAACCTTTCATTGCATCAATCAAAGCAAAGGCATCTGTGACGCTACCACCACCAGAATTTATGATCAATGTCAACTTTTCTTGTTGCGAAGTAGAAAAATTATTCCTAAGAATCCACTCAATAACAGGCTTTACGGAATCACTTTTAATATCATCCATAAGTAATACCACACCAAGTTTTTCTAGCTCATCTTTATCACCTCCACCAAAAAGTGCTCCAATAACCTCTCCGGTATTAGAATCATCAGCCTCTTCTTCATTAATTTCGTCATATAGTTTAATCATCCAAAAAACCTCTCTAATGTACTAGTTTTTTCGGCTTTCCAGCCAACACAATCCAACATCACTTTGATGGGATCAAAAAATGCCTTTACAAATTGTTTATCATAATCAACATATGTATTAAGATTAAACTCTTCTGGCAGATTATTCACAATAGAAATTACCGACTCCCTGGTAGGATTCGGTTCTTTCAAATGCAAAAACTTGATCTTATCTCCATCCACAATTGTCTGATATTGAAGTTGCAATTTGTTTTCCTTTATCAGCTTGTTGTAGATAATAGAACCTTTTACATGAATTGGTGTATGTTTTATATAGGTATCATCCTTTGTATATTTCTGTATACCATTGACACCACGAGGAAATGCAACATCTTCAGCAGAAAGTGTTTTAAACTCTTCCTTGAATTTATCCACGAATTCGATAACATCATCCTCGGTTCCTGTCATAATAATACCCAAGACATCTCTAATCTTTTGACGACAAATTTCTGGCGTAGAAGACTTGACTGCCTCGAGGCCCATTACTTTTAATTTGGGATTGGTATATCGAACACCCTCATTGTCATATACATTTAAAACATATCGTTTCTTTGCTGTCCACATTCCTCTGGACGCAATTGCTTCTCTTTTCATGAACATCTTCTGTTCAAAGACATTCAAATAATCAGCAAGCTCACGATAACATTTATCAATGTATGGTTCAATAAATTCTGAAGCTGCCTTATCAAGAAACTTGACAACAGTTTCAATTGAAGGATCATTCTCAAAAGCACCCTTGACCATTTCATCCAAACAAACATAGATAGAATCAGTATCAGATGCAATCACATAATCAACATCATTGGTCTTGAGCAACTTGTTTAGGTGTTCATTGACTTTCTTTTCGACCCAACGAATCGACAACTGACCAGCCTTGGTTACTGCCTCTGCAATACGAACATCAAAGAAACGAAAATACTTGTTTCCCAATGCACCATAGGCACTATTCAATTGCACCTTTCTTGCGAGTTGATCGTTATTATGCTTGGAAATTAAATTGAGATATTTAACCTTATCCTTGGCATCACATTTTTCTGCCATCTGCTGTGCTTCAATCATCTTCTTCTTTGAAGCCTTTCTACGCTCATAAAGATCCTCAAGAATTTCAGGAAAAAATCCCTGTGAGTCTCTTTTGAAGAACATAGCATTAGGTGTAACAGTAAGATTATCCCTCTTCAAAAGAGAAGTATCAAACATCTTGCCAATAATATTATCATATCCTGCAATTGTTTTGTGCGGACCAAGCATCAAAGAATCAACCAAATCCTCATTTGCATCTTCCTTGGTCACTAATTTCTCTGGACTCAAATTATACTGCATCATCAAATGAGGGTAAAGTGAATTCAAATCAAATGAAACCACCCAATTATGAATACCCACTTTGGGTTCTTTTACATAGGCACCTTCAAAATAACTAGTTTTGATTGATTCCTTTCTGGGAGGAAGCACAATATTCTTCTTGCGAAGATGATGATAACAAATGCTGTCCCACATTCGCACCTGAGAAAACACATCATTCAGATTAACCTTGGCAGAATACGCAAGTGCAACTGCCATCTCAATAAGCTTCATCTTATTTTCAAGACGGTCAACAAGTTCAACGTCCTTAACATTGTATTCGATGAAACGGTGAT